CTGGACATCTACGCGGCCTTTGGTGTCCAGCGTCAGAGTCTGTCCATGGGCCTGAACGACGCAGGCACCGAGTTGCGCGTCAAAGCGGGCGAAGCGCTGGACATGCAGGAGGACGCACTCGGCAGCGTTACCAGCACCGGCTCGCGCGCGTTCTGCGGCAAGAACTTCTGGAACAAGCTGATCGTTCACAAGTCGGTCAAAGAGACCTACCTCAACTCGGCGCAGGCGTCGGAGCTGCGTGGTGATGCCCGCGAAAGTTTCGAGTTCGGTGGCATCGTTTGGGAGCGCTACCGTGGCAAGGTCGCCGGTATCGCTTTCGTAAATGACGACGAGGCGCTGCTTGTGCCTGAGGGCGTGCCGGACCTGTACATCTCGGCCTTCGCGCCGGCCGATTACATGGAGACCGTCAACACGCAGGGTATCCCGTACTACAGCAAGCTCGAAACGCTGCCATTCGGCAAGGGCGTTGCCGGTGAAGCGCAGTCTAACCCGCTGCACCTGTGCACCCGACCTCGGGCGCAGATCCGCCTGACGCTGTAGCCATGGCGTTTCGAGAGCTGATCGAAACCCTTGATGACGCCGTGTTCGATCTGTTGAGCGACACGGCATTTATTGAGGGGCGCGAGGTGTCAGGCATGTTCTCGGCACCCTGGCTGCAACCCAAGCTGGGGCGCATCAACACTGGTTTGCGCGAGCCGCACCTGGTCATTCGTGTCGCAGACTCTGAAGGCGTACATGAGAGACAGCAGGTGCGGGTGGATCTGCCCAAGCCAGACGGCGGTGGGCTGTACACCTTGGTGCGTATGGAGCCCGGTGGCGATGGACTGATCACGCTGGTCTTGAGGATTAACCCATGAGTGTTGGCAGCTTCTACAAGCAATCGGCCAAGGACGGCATGATCACCCTGCAGCCTTCTGCGGCTGATCTGGAAGCGTTCAAGGACTTTGCTGCAGCGGTTCCCAAAGCGGCGGTCGCGGCCCAGCGTCGAGCCATCAACAAAACTTTACGCTGGTTGCGCACGCACATCGCCAGGGCAGTCGGGCGACAAGAGCGCATCGCGGTCACGGCTGTTCGGCAACGCCTTCGGGCCTACCCGGTCAGCGGTGGCACGATGCGCGGCAAGCTTTGGTTCGGTCTGGATGCCATTTCTGCCAGCCGTATCGGTCGTGCGCGGCAGAGCCGTACCGGCGTATCCGTTGCCGGTCGCGGTTATCAGGGCGCGTTCTTCAAAACGGTTTACGGCGGCAGTCCCGATATCTGGATCCGCACCGCGAGCAAGCACTTCGACTCAGGTGCGTATGCCGAGACAAGACAAGGCAAACGTCGCTCCGGTTTTATCGAAGAAAACGGCAGCCGCTTCCCGCTGGCTAAAGCCAAGGTATCGCTTGAAGAGGCGAGGCCGCATTTCGATAGCTGGGTGAAACGTGCTGATGAGCGCCTGCTGGAGATCCTCAAGCAGGAATTCAACTACGAGCTGCAGAAGTATCTGAAAGGAACTGCCCGTGCCTGACCAAGCGTTCACTCTCGATTCGCTTTACGAAGCGATTGAGCTACACATCAGGGCCGCGATAGTCGGGCTTGAGTACGTCGGTACCATGCCTGACATGCTTGAGCAGGTCGCTGTGCCAGCCGTGCTGATTGAACTGGTGGAGCTGGAGCCAGGCGTTGATCAGGGCACCGGGGAAACGGCCTTAATTGCCCGGTTCGAAGCACGGGTCATTGTTGGGTCAGAGCGCGAGCAATGTCAGCAGCAGGCAGCCTTTGCAGCCTCGCAACTTGCTGTCCTGCTTAGGCTGCAAACCTGGGGGCTTGAAGTCGAGCCTTCCGAGTTTGTCCGGGCCGCGCAGGACTGGTCGCGTCCCGAGCTGGACGGCTACGCCGTCTGGGTCGTCGAGTGGACTCAAGGGATCTACCTCGGCGAGGAGGAATGGCCGTGGCCAAATGAGCCGCCCGGCACGCTGGTGTTCGCGTTCAGTCCCGACACCGGACGTGATAACGAAAACCAGTACCAATCGCCTGAGGATATGTGATGAGTTTCGCGTTGGCTGAACATGACCGCATGCTGGCCGGTGTGGTGAAGGACTGCTGCGTCGTTGCGCTGGACCTCACCGCATCACCTCCGGTATGCCGCGTTTCAGATGGTGACTGGGTTAGCGCCTGGGTGCGCTGGCATAGCGTAGCGGCGGGCAAGGCGCGACACTGGCGGGCACCGACCCTTGGTGAGCAGGGCACCTTGTTCAGTGCCAGCGGCGACGTGTCGCAGGGCACGTTCATTCCGGGGCTCTATGGCAATGCGGGTGCCCAGCCTGATAACCGCGACCATGTCGAAGTCTGGCGCTTTGACGACGGCGGCTCCCTGATCTACGACTGGCAGGCCAACACTTACACAATTGATCTGCCCTCGGGAACGGTGACTGTCACAGTCGGAGCCAGCTCGGCCGTTGTGACCGACGACTCCATCACTGCGACCTCCGGAACGATCACTGCCAAGGCAGCCACGATCACGCTGGATGGCAATGTCACGATCAGCGGAACGCTCGCCGTAGTCGGTGATATCCATGGCGGCGGGCAGATTATCGACACGGGTGGCAACACCCCGAATCACAAGCACTGACCCGGCCCGCACTGCGGGCTTTTTAATGTCTGGAGATATCTGATGGCGACAGTAAAAACCGACAAGACTTCTGGCGATGAGCTGGCCGTTCAACCCACTCAGGTCATGCCTGCTGCCGCACCGGTAGCTCGGCCCGCTTCACCTTCCGCCAGCCAGGTGGCGGTTCGAACTTTTCGAGACAAGCTTTATACCTCCCGCACGCTGATCCTGCCGGATGACCGCACACTGAAGGTCGTCAAAGGCATTGTCACCGCGCTGGCAGATGACGCGGTCGCGGTGCAGTGTCTGAGCACTCATCCCGACCTTGAGCCGTTGGAGTAAGCCATGATCGGAATGGATCGCCGAACCGGTCAGCCCGTCTCCGGCCTGGCGCACCTGCGGCAGTCCATTGAAGACATCCTCACTACACCGATTGGCAGCCGACGCATGCTGCCAGAGTACGGCAGCAAGATCAGGCGATTCGTGGACTTGCCCGTCAATGATGGTTGGAAGAGCGCCGTGCAGGCCGAGGTAGCAAGATCGCTTTCACGCTGGGAGCCGCGCCTTCGCCTTGAGCGGGTGAGGGTGATCGCCGTTCTGAACGGACAAGTCACCTTGCAATTGACAGGCACCTACCTCGGTGACAACGCAGTATTGGAGGTAACGGCATGAGCCTGATCGAACTGTCGGCGCTGCCCGCGCCCCAGGTGCTCGAAGACCTGGACTTTGAAGAGGTCTATCAGGGAGAGCTGAGCGCATTTCGTGAGTACATGGGCGATAACTGGAGCGCCTTGCTGGAAAGTGACCCGGTGACAAAACTGCTTGAGCTGGGCGCTTATCGGCGGCTTCAGAACCGCGCTCGAGTCAACGATGCGGCCAAGGCTTTGCTGCTGGCCTATGCCCGAAAAGGGGATCTTGATCAGTTGGCAGCCAACGTTAACCTCAAGCGTCTGGAGATTCAGGCAGCTGATCCGAACGTTGTGCCGCCTACCGCTGCGGTCATGGAGGAAGATGACGCCCTGCAGGAGCGGGTTCAGCTGGCCTATGAAGGTCTGACCACGGCGGGGCCGCGAAACAGTTACATACTGCATGCTCGTAATGCGTCGGCGCTGGTGGCCGACGCAACCGCTGAGAGTCCCTCTCCAGCCGTGGTGGTCGTCACGGTGCTCGCGCTTGAAGGTAGCGGTGTGGCCAGTGAGGATCTGCTGGAGATCGTTCGGCTCAACCTCAGTGACGATGATGTACGTCCCTTGGCGGATCGCCTGACAGTACAGAGCGCAGAGATCCTGACCTACCGAATCAATGCGGTCGTTCACATGACGGGCAGTGGTCCTGAAACCGAGGCGACTTTGGCCGAATGCAAAAGCCGTCTGCAAGACTGGATCAATCCCCGAAGAAGGCTGGGCCTTGAGGTTGCTCGTTCAGGCGTAGATGCGCAGTTGCACATCAGCGGTGTCAGCCGGGTTGATCTGCAGGGCTGGACCGATATCCGTCCGACGAAGGCGCAGGCAGCCTGGTGCGAAGCATTCACTGTGACGCGGGGGAGTTGAGATGACCAGCTTACTCCCCCTCAACAGCACTCCGCTTGAGCGCGCTATTGAAGTTGCGACGGATGAAGTGACCCAGATTCCATTGCGCACTTTATACAACCCTCAGACCTGTCCCGCGCACTTGCTCTACCACCTGGCCTGGGCTTGCTCAGTAGATCGTTGGGACGAGAACTGGCCCGAGCCGGTCAAGCGCGCTGCCATTGCCGCATCATTTTATATCCACCAGCACAAAGGCACGATTGGCGCGATCCGTCGTGTGGTCGAGCCGCTGGGCTACCTGATTGACGTGCAGGAATGGTGGCAAATGGTGCCGGAGGGGATACCGGGAACGTTTGCTCTGAAAGTCGGGGTGCTGGACACCGGCATTACCGAGGAAATGTATCTGGAGCTGACGGCCCTGATTGATGACGCCAAGCCTGTCAGCCGCCACCTGCTTGAACTGGCAATAAGCCTTGAAACGACCGGTCGGATTTATATCTGCGCGTCCGTAAATGAAGGTGATGAAATTGATGTTTACCCTCCTGTTGCGCGTGATATCCAGGTCACTGGGCGTGTCGGACTGGGTGGACGTGAAACCACAATCGATACTCTGGATGTCTTTGCATGATCGATCAGAACTCACAGTTTTTTGCCACGCTGACAGAGGTGGGTGCGGCCAAACAGGCCAATGCCGACGCCTTGGGTATCCCGTGGAAAATCAGCCAGATGGGCGTTGGAGATGCCAATGGCACCGACCCCATTCCCAGCGTCAAGCAGAAACAGCTCATCAACGAAGTGCGCCGCGCTCCGCTGAACCAGCTCAAGGTCGATCCGGCCAATAACGCGATCATCGTCGCGGAGCAGGTCATTCCGGCCGAGGTGGGCGGTTTCTGGATTCGGGAAATCGCCCTGTACGATACGGACGGTGACATGGTGGCCGTCGCGAACTGCGCACCATCGTTTAAACCGCTGCTGGCTCAGGGCTCTGGACGCACACAGGTGGTGCGAATCAACCTGATCGTCAGCAACACCAGCAACGTCGAGTTACGCGTGGATCCGACAGTGGTGCTTGCAAGCCGGTCTTACGTTGACTCGAAAATTCTCGAAGAGCTTCACAAGCTCGACAACAAGCAATCGGTGGTGGCAGCGACAACTGCAGATGTGGCGCTGTCTGGCCTGCAGACCTGCGACGGTGTGCCTCTTGCGGTTGGTGATCGGGTGCTGGTTAAGGCTCAGGCGGCAGCCCGCGAGAATGGCATCTACGTGGCTGCGGCCAACGCCTGGGCACGGGCGCAGGATGCAAACGGCTCCGGAGAAGTGACGTCCGCCATGCTTGTGGCGGTTGAACGCGGATCGGCGCACGCCGATACCCTTTGGCAGTTGGTCACAGACGGCCCTATCGTGCTGGGTACCACTGCGTTGACCTTTCAGAATGTGACCCAAGGTTTTGCGCCACTACTGTCGCCCGAATTCAGGGGGCTTCCGACCGCACCCACCCCGCCCAAGCTTGACCGTTCACTGCGCATGGCCACAACAGAGTTCGTCCAGCAGGCGCAAGGCAATCTGGCAGGTTATGCCGATTTTAGTGCCAGTACTGTTTTGACCGTTGCCGACATGGGTAAGTACATCTATGCGTCTACTTCGGGCATAACCCTGACATTGCCCGACCTGAAAGCGCTGCCGCCTGGCAGTCGTTTTGTCATTCAAACAGGATCGCAGGCTAATAACGTCACAATTGCTTCGGCCAACGGCAACTTCGTCGGACCTAACAGCCTGCCAAGTGGTTCGCCGACCCTCAAGTTCAGTTCGGCCGTGACGTGCGAGTTCATCTCATCTGGTAGTGCATGGATTGCGGTAGGTGGCTCAGGTCAGGCAGTGCTGGCACCTAATGGATATGAAAAAAGTCAAAGCGGCTTGATCACTCAGTGGGGCAGTGTCCTTGTGAATGGAGCGGATCAACTGATTACGTTTCCAATCAATTTTCCCAACGTTGTAGCTGCACTGGTATTTGGTCAGAACGAAGGAAACGTATCCTTCCATAACAATTATCTGAACACCTCTGGCTTCAAGTATCGCAATGCTGCTGCCGCTTACCCCGATGCATTTACTTATATAAGCGTTGGATACTGAGGAAAGGTCTATGTTTGCTTCGAAGTCTGCGCGTGGTTTTTTTGATATCAGTATTGATCCTGCGATCCCCGCTGACGCGGTCGAAATCTCTGTCGAGGTTCACGCAGCGTTGCTGGCCGGTCAGGGCGAGGGTAAGGAAATCGGGTGGGATGCTGACGGCTATCCGATGCTGATCGAGCCGCCGCCGCCCTCTCTTGAAGTGTTGGCAGAGATTGAGCGTGCATGGCGAGATGTACAGCTCTCTGCCACTGACGGTGTCGTTTCCCGTCATCGTGATGAGGTCGAAGCAGCGACTGAAACCACATTAACCGCCGAACAATACTCCGAGCTACAGGCCTATCGAACGGCCCTGCGTCGCTGGCCAGAAGCGGGTGAGTTCCCGCTGGTAGAACATCGACCACCGTCACCGGCCTGGCTTACCACCTCTATCGAGTAAGCGCCCCGCCTGACGAGGCTTTTACTTTTCCACCGTTGCATCCACAACCCCTCTTATGGGGTTTTTTCGTTTCTGGAGATCGTCCCATGAGTTTCTTCCACGGCGTGACTGTCACGAACGTCGACACCGGCGCGCGCACCATCTCGTTACCCACGTCCTCGATCATTGGCTTGGTGGATACGTTCACTGAAGCGCCTGCTTACAGCGCCAAGGTTAATGACCTGGTGCTGATCACTTCCGAGCGTGAAGCCATTGCAGCGTTTGGTCCTGACTCGGCGATCACCAAAGCCTGTCAGGCGATCTATGTGCGGGCCAAGGCGGTGATCGTCGCCTGCGGCGTTGCCAAGCTGGACGATGCTGCCCTGCAAACCTCTGCCATCATCGGCGGTGTCAAAGCCGATGGCACACGTACCGGGCTCCAGGCACTGCTCGACGGCAAGAGCCGCTTCAATGCCCAACCACGACTGCTGATCGCGCCCAAGCACAGCTCGATTCTGGCGGTCGGCACCGCTATGGCTGCACTTGCGGACAAGCTGCGGGCGCTGCCGATCTTCGATGGCCCCAACACCACAGACGAAGCGGTCATGGCTTATGCCAAGAACTTCGGCGGCAAGCGCTCTTTCATGGTCGACCCCGGTGTCAAGTATTGGGATACGACGGCCAGCGAGACGGTTGATGCGCCGGGCTCTGCCTGGGTCGCGGGCCTGTTCGCCTGGACCGACGCGGAGTACGGCTTCTGGGCCTCGCCGTCGAACAAGGAGTTTGCAGGCATCACGGGCACCAAGCGGCCCATCGAGTTTTTGGACGGTGACGAAACCTGCCGGGCCAACCTGCTCAACAACGCCAATATCGCCACTATCATCCGCGACGACGGCTATCGGTTGTGGGGCAACCGCACGCTCAGCAGCGATCCCAAATGGGCGTTCGTGACCCGCGTGCGCACCATGGACATCGTCATGGACGCAATCCTCTACGGGCACAAATGGGCGGTCGACCGCTCGATCACTGCCACCTACGTCAAGGACGTGACCGAGGGCCTGCAGGCGTTCATGCGTGACCTGAAGAATCAGGGCGCGATCATCAACTTTGAAGTGTTCGCGGACACCGAGTTGAACACGGCCAGCCAGCTGGAGCAGGGCAAGGTGTACTGGAACATCCGTTTCACCGACGTGCCGCCTGCCGAAAACCCCAACTTCCGCGTTGAAGTCACCAATCAATGGCTGACCGAAGTGCTCGACTCTGCCGCTTAAGGAGCTGCAACGATGGCAATGATTCCCGAAACACTGAGCAACCTGAACCTGTTCGTGGACGGTGTCAGCTTTCAGGGCGACGTCCCCAGCCTGACCCTGCCCAAGATGACGCTCAAGACTGAAGAGCACCGTGGCGGTGGCATGGACTTGCCGGTTGAGCTGGACATGGGCATGGAAAAGCAGGAGTCCAACTTCACCACCACGGGCGTGCGTCGCGAGTCCCTGAAGTTCTTCGGTCTGGCGGATGGCACGGCCTTCAACGGTGTGTTCCGTGGTGCCTTTAAAGGGCTCAAAGGCAAGATCACCCCGGTCGTGGTGACCCAGCGTGGTCGACTCAAAGAGGTCGACATGGGGGACTGGAAAGCAGGTGACAAGGCCGAGATCAAACACGCGGTCGCGCTCACTTACTACAAGCTGGAAGTGGATGGCCGGGTGGTCTACGAGATCGATGCGCTGGGCATGAAGCGTGTGATCAACGGTGTCGATCAACTCGCGGCAGAACGTTCGGCCCTTGGCCTCTGATAGAAGGATAAATCCTGTGTCTCAAGTAAATACCAATCCGAAGTGGATGACCCTGACGGCCGAGAGCGTGTCGGTGAAGCTGACCAAGCCTGCCGAGGTCAATAGCGTTCAGATCGACACCATCACCATGCGCGCACCTACCGTGCGTGATGTGCGCACCGCCCAGGCAGCTGCCAACGGCGACGACGAACAGCGCGAGCTGAACCTGTTTGCATCCCTGGCCGAGATGGGCGTCCGCGATCTTGAAGGGCTGTCCCTCAAAGACTACAGCCGCCTGCAGGCCGGTTATTTTCGCTTGGTGCGCGACGACGAGCTTTGATCCCGCATTGCAGAGGCTCGCGGCGAAGCGGCTCGCAAAAGAGCTGGGTTTTTCGTCGGCGGAAATCATGTCCATGTCTTTCTCGGACATGATCTGGTGGCTCACGGACTGAGCCCATCCCAACATCAGAGGTGAGTGATGGCGAACAATCTGGCATTGGGCCTGGTGATTGGCGGCGCTGTCAGCCCGACTGTGGGTACGGCGTTCAACACCGTTGAAAACCGCATCAAGAAGCTGGAGCAGCGCGGTAATCAGGCCAAGGTGCTGAGAAACACGATTGGCGAAACCATGCGCCTGCGTGATGAGTGGAAGAAAGCGCACGACAGTGGTGCTGCATCGGCCTCTGGTTTGCTGCGCAAGCTTGAGACCAACCTCGACACGCTGCGTAAGCAGGGCGTTCAGGTCGGTAAGCTCAGGCAGGAATATCAATCCCTTGACCGTGTGGCCAGAAGCATGGACCTCAAGGTCAAGGGGCATCAACAGATCGAGCAGGGCAAGGCCGGGCTAAAGTCGGGGATCGGCACCGCCGTCGCCGGTGTGGGCGCAATGGCTGTGCCAACCAAGATCAGTGCCGACTATCAGGCAATCATCCGGGACATCGCCATCAAGGCCGGTGTAGCGAATCAGCCGCAGGAAGCGGAGCTGACTACATCGGTGATCAAAACCTCGCAGGACACAGGCATGGCACGTAACGACGTGGCCGACCTGGTCAACAAGCTGGTCGGCGCGGGCATGAACCTGGACAAGGCAATGTCGTACGCGCCAGTGGCAGCGAAGTTTGCGGTCGGGCAGGGGGCCAGTGGCAACGATACGGCCAACATGATTCAGGCGCTGCAGCAGAACGCCAAGATCACCGACCCCAAGGTCATGGAAAAAGCCCTCGAGGCAATTGCTATGCAGGGCCAGGCGGGCAGCTTTGAGGCCAGTGACATGGCGCGTTGGTTTCCGCAGTTGCTGGCGGGCATGGGCAAGTTGGGTGTCACCGGCATGGATTCGGTGAGCCAGCTCGGCGCAATGCTGCAGGTCCAGATGAAAACGGCCGGTGGTTCGGATGAGGCCGCCAACAACCTGAAGAACTGGATGGAGAAGATCGGCTCCACCGATGTGGTGAAGTCGTACAAAGACGTCGGTATCGATTATCAGGGATCGCTGAACACCGGTATCCAAAAAGGCATGTCGACCCTTGAGTCCAGCTTTGCGCTGGCCCAGCGGTACATCGAAAAGACAGACCCTGAAAAAGCCAAAAAAATGAAGGAGGCAACGGCCAAGATCAGTAAGGAGGTTGATCCGGCCAAAGCCAAAGAGATGCTGGATTCGCTGGAGCAGGCGCTGCGCACTGGCGATCTGTTTGCCGACATGCAGGTCAAGGCTGCACTGACTGCTTACACGCAGAATCGCGGGCTGTATGAGCAGCTGAAAAAGGACTCACAGAATGCTTCGGGGATCCTCGACAAGAACCTTGCCGAGCGCCGTGGTGCATCGTCGCAGATCTGGGCCGAGACGTTCCAGGCCGTCAACGATTCCATGCGCAGCATTGGTGACGCGATACGGCCGGTCACTGATGCGGTTGCGAAGGGTATAACCGCAACCGCCAAGGAATTTACAACGCTTTCTGATAATGCCAAACCTGTCGTTCTTGCCATTGCGCTACTCGGCGGAGGGCTGGTCGCGCTGAAGTCTGCGGCCAGTGCTTTCAAAATTGGTAAGGGGCTGCTCAATCTCGGACGTGGCGCACTGGGCGGCAATCCGAACAAGGTACAGAAAGTCTACGTCACCAACTCTGGCGACAAAGACGATAAGTCCGAAGGGAAGGTCGGCGCAGTCAAAGGATTGCTGGAAACCGGCCTCAAAGCTTTTAAAGGCAAGGACAAAGCAAAAGTTAAGGGTAAGGACAAAGCTGATGCTGACGGCAAGGGTAGCGATGACGATGCTGATGACGACGCAGAGGAAAGCGGCAAGACCGGCTTTGACCCGGTCGATACCGGCCTGAAGATCCTCGATCTGTTTGGTGAGGGTGGCAACGACTCTGATGGTGCGAAGGGCGGTAGAAGCTCTGAGCCGCAGAAGGTCTTTGTGGTCAACGCCAGTGCGTTCGGTGGTGGCTCGGATGCACCGGGTGATCAACGTCGCTCACGACGCGGCCGTCGGCGTGGTGCTGGTGGTCGACGCGCAGGACCTCCGCGCCCTCCGGTGCCGCCAGCCCCTCCTGTACCAGCAGGCCGACTGGCGCGGCTGGTCGGTGCGGCAGGAGCTCCTCCGCCTCCGCTGCCGCCAGCTCCTCCTGTACCAGCAGGCCGACTGGCGCGGTTGGCTGGTGCAGCAGGAAAACTGGGCGGCGTTGCCAAGATGCTCCCAGGCGCGAAGTTTCTGGATGCGGGCACGCTCGCTCTGGACACGTACCAAAACGCCGAGACCCAGGACGAGAAAGCGGAAGGTTATGGCGGGGCTGCGGGTGGGTTGGCCGGCGCACTGGCAGGCGGTGCGGCAGGTGCTGCGATTGGCTCTATCGTTCCGGTGATCGGTACGGCTATCGGAGGTGCGGTCGGTGCTTTTCTTGGTGGCATGGGCGGACAGGATATCGGTGGTTTTTTAGGCAAGGCGCTGTTTGGCTCTGATGAAAAAACCGCAGCCATCGCTGACAAGACCGGTGATGCCAAACCTTCTGCTGCACCTGGCGATGTGGTCAAAGCGATGGCGGCGGTAGCACCCGCTCCGCTGGCGTTGCCTGCTGTCGTCAAGGCTGCCGAACAGAGTAAGCCTGAACCCACCAAGGTCGACCAGCAATTCACCTTCTCGCCGAATATGCCTGTGAGTGTGCAGGGCGATGTGAAGGACCCGGCACAACTGGCGCGGGAGATCGCACCGTACCTTCAGCGTCAGTTCGAAGAGTTCAGTCGGCAAGCATCTGCCCGCCAATTGTTTGATGCCCCGCACGTAGGGTGAGGAAAAATCATGGCTTACGCAGAACAGCTGCAGTCATCGTTGAAATACCTGATTGCAGCAGGAGAGGTGGGACGCCGTAGTCTGGACGACATGCTTGGCCCCTTGACTGGGGCCGTAGGCGATATGACAGGGGCCGCGTCAGAGCTGGAGAACATACCGTTCATTGGCCCGGCCATCGGGGAAAAGCTGCAACGCACCATGCGGGGCATAAGTGCCGCGCAGTCAAAGGTAGGGCAGGTGGCGGCGATGTACGGGCAGACGACCAGTGCGGCGGCGCAGGTGCAAGAGCGCCTGGGGACGTTGAAAGAGCAAGCGTCCAAAGCCGGTGCCGCCATCAATCGGATGGCCGGGAGTGTCAGTCCAGCGCTGGGCAACATCGTACCGACGGGCAGCTTTGCAACGCAGATGACACCGGCTTCCGAGGCGGTGAAACCGTTTCCGCATCTGCTGATCATCCAGCCGCTCAAGCCCGAGTCCCAGCCTTACTACTTCAACCTGGACACGGCTGCGTTCGATGAACTGCGTAGGCAGACTGCGTTCCGCTGGTCCGGGCAAGAGCGTTTGACGCGCAGCATTGCGCAACAGGCAGTCGGTCTGGGCGACGACAAATTGAGTTTGAAGGGCGCTATTTTCCCCGGCTTCAAGGGCGGTCTCAAGCAACTGGATACCTTGCGCAGCATGGGGCGCAACTTGCAGCCGCTGAGTCTCACAACTGGTTACGGCGAGGTGTTGGGCAACTGGTGCCTGCTCAGTGTAGATGAAGAACAGAGCAACCTGCTCGCCGGAGGTATTCCCCGCAGACAGGGCTTTTCACTGGAGTTTGTAAGCTATGGCGACGATCTGCAGAACGTCTGACGGAGATCTGTTGGACACCATCTGCCACCAGTATTACGGGCACCTGAACGGTAGCGTTGAGGCGGTGCTGGACGCAAATCAGGGCTTGGCCGATGAGCCTCAGCCGTATCGGGTGGGGGTGCAGATCCTGTTGCCGGATCTGCTCACCCAGACCGAGGAAGTGATTCAGCTTTGGGGCTAGCTGGCAGCCGGTTCACATCCAACTTTTATCAACACTCGGCGGCGGATTCTGGTGAGTCCGTCATGCCTTGCCATGGCTATTAAGAAGGTCTCATGAAGCCTGCATTCCGAATCGTTGCGGACCGCACCGACATTACGGCGTTGATCAACGACCGTTTGTTGCTGCTGCGCACAAGCGATAAGCCTGGCATGGAGTCAGATGAGTTTGAGCTGCGCATCGACGACAGGGATCGTGCCGTTTCCCTTCCTGCGCGCGGTGCGGACATCGAGATTTACCTCGGTTACGAAGGGCATCGACTGACCCGACTGGGTCTATACACCGTTGATGACATTGAGGCGTCCGGTCCTCCCGATACGTTGGTCATACGCGGCAAGGCCAGCGATATGCGCGGCAGCGGTCGGACCACCCGATCCGGCAGTTGGGAGAATGTCACCCTGCAGCAGATAGTCAGCGATGTTGCTGCTCGTAATGGTTGGAAACCGGTGTGTACCGTCACGACAAAAGTGCCTCGCGTCGATCAACTCGACGAGTCGGATTACAACTTCATCACCCGGGTGGCCAAGAAGTATGACTGCACCGCGAAAGTTGCCGACGGTAAGCTGCTGGTGCTGCCTCGGCAAGACGGATTGAGCGCGAGCGGTAAGGCCCTGGGGGTGATAACGATCCGTCGTCACGACGTGGCACGCTGGCAGTTTCGCCTCAGCGACAAGACCACACAGAAAGCCGTCCAGGCCAAGCATCTGGATAAGAAAACTGGAAAGCTTCAGGTAGTTGAGCTGAGCAACGATCAATCCCCTAACGGCCTCCCGCCTGTTCATACCGACCGCCACATTCACCCCAATAAGTCCGCCGCTGAACAGGCAGCCAAGGCGCGCCTCGCGGCATTCAATCGCAGTACCGCAGGTGTTCGGCTGGAAATGGCGGGGCGCACCGATCTGTTCGCCGAGCGGATGATCAATGCACTGGACTTCAAAGTCGGCCTCGATGGCGAGTACCTGGTTGACTCGGTTGAACAGGTCTTCACCCAGTCTGGCTGGACCACGGCCATTGAATGCAACGGTGGGAAGTCCGGTAAGGCCAAGGCGAAAGGCAAGAAAAAGAAAGAGAAGAAACCGGTCAAGGTCGTACAGCTTTAACCCACTAGCTCAACATCTACTCATCAGGAGAACCACGCATGTCGATTACCACGCAGCAGTTGCTGCAGATCCTCCCCAACGCCAGCTCCCGAGCTGGCGTTTTTGTTCCTGTCCTAAACGTTGCGATGAGCAAATACGCCATCGTCACCAAATTGCGCATGGCTGCGTTTCTGGCGCAGGTAGGGCACGAGTCCGGCCAGCTCCGCTACGTGCGCGAGTTGGGCAGCGATCAATATCTCGACAAGTACGACACCGGTCGGCTGGCCGAGCGGCTTGGTAACACGCCTGAGGACGATGACGACGGTCAGCTTTATCGGGGCAGGGGGCTTATTCAGGTCACCGGGCGAGACAACTACGCCGCTTGCGCAGAGGCGTTAGGGCTGGATCTGCTCGAGCATCCCGAACTTTTGGAGCGCCCAGAGCATGCAGCCATGTCGGCAGGTTGGTTCTGGCACCGTGCTGGACTCAATACCTTGGCGGATAAAGGCGACCTCCTGACGATCACCAAACGCATCAATGGCGGCACCAATGGCCAGGCAGATCGGCAAATGCTGTACGAGCGTGCTTTGAAGGTTTTGGCCTGAGCCGAAAGACTCCCAGCAGCAAAGTGAAAAAGAGCGACCAGTCGAGATGCGTCAACATCACGGCTGGTCACCGTTCCCGCAGATTACCCCTGCAAGTCCAGCCAAGGCTCTCGCTTCGTGCACAAAGCGGAGCGAGCCTAGCACCTGTTTATATATACAGTAAAGGTCTTGCTTTCTATGTCCACACCCATCATCCCTTGGATGGGCGGTAAACGCCGCCTGGCCGACCGTCTCATCCCGCTTTTCCCACCCCACGAATGCTACGTCGAAGTGTTCGCTGGCGGTGCGGCCCTCTACTTCATGCGTCCCCAGGCCGCCCCCGTTGAGGTCTTGAATGACATCAACGGTGATCTGGTAACGCTGTATCGCGTCGTCCAAAACCACCTTGAAGAATTCGTCCGCCAGTTCAAATGGGCACTCAGCTCGCGCCAGGTGTTCGAGTGGCAAAAGATGACCCGTCCCGAAACCCTCACCGATATCCAGCGCGCCGCCCGATTCTTCTACCTGCAGCACCACGCCTTTGCAGGGAAGGTCAGCGGGCAGACGTTTGGCACTGCCACGACCGGCCCGGCCATCAACCTGCTGCGGATCGAGGAGAACCTTTCTGCGGCCTGGCAGCGTTTGTCCGGTACGTATGTGGAGAATCTGCCGTGGCTCGAATGTGCCGAGCGCTATGACCGGCCCCACACATTCCACTACATGGATCCGCCGTACTGGCAGACGGCTGGGTACGGTGTGGATTTTCCGTTTGAGAACTACGAGCGCATGGCGGAGTTCATGCGGCGGTGCAAAGGGAAGGTGATGGTGAGCATCAACGATCACCCTGACATACGGCGGGTGTTTGAAGGCTTCCATTTTGAAACTGTCGACATTCGCTACAGCACGGCCAACCAGAGACAGGGAAAGGCTGATGTCAGTGGTGAGCTGATTATCATGAATTGGGAGCCTGCGGCGCTGGGGGGGTTATTCTGATTTTCGTCCGAGGCTGGCCACTAGTGACTGCACTTACGGCAATGGTTAATGCTAGAGTATGGTTTTGCAAGCTGGTCATGGATGAACATATGGACGAATTTTGCACGCCCGAATCAAACAACAGTCCCACTTGGACCCTGCTTGATGTAATCATTTGGAAGGGATGGCCGGAGCGGTGGGGCGGTGGTCCCGGCTACTTGCGAAGATTTAAAGATGCTTGGCTGGTTCATAACAAATTATATATAAAGGCGGCAGCAGCCAAGTATTCGCTTCCTATTGAGTTGCTGGCAGGAGTATGTTGGATCGAAGTTGGTGGAGATCCAAATATTGTGGATAGGATTGGCTTCGAAGTCAGAACTTTTGACCGCTTGGGCAATGTGTCAAGCGTGCTGACTAATCCCCCAGCCAAGACCAGTTTTGGTTGGGTCAGCATCCAGCTTCGAACGGCAGCCATTACGTTAGGGATGAATCCAGATGAGATGGATTCCAGTCAGTTCCGGAGCTTGGCTAACTGTATTGAGATTGATGTTTATAACATTGATATTGCAGCAAAGCACATACGTATGCTCGCTGATTATGATCACTTTTCTACCATTGGAATAGAGGAGGCACGAATCATCGGTGCTAGGTATAATAGAGGAACGAGTTGGTCTTTGGATGAGATAAAAAAAGATATGAGTTATGGTAATTTCATCGTCAATTCCTGGCGTCATCTCAATCAGCTTATGATGTGATAAATATGAAAGCTAAAAGCGTATTGCTACGAGTGTTTTTATACGGTATTTATTTTTTCTGTTTACTAATGTATGTGCTTTTTCAGGGTTCTGAATATGATTGGATGGACCCTAGTATGCTTGCGCCATCACCCGATCTCGCGCCATCACCTGATAATTTATCCTTCCCCATCCAAGATGAGTCTAATGACAGAGCGGTTTTTCGGGGCGTAGTCGCGACTATAGCTGTAGTTGTGCAGTTGGCTGTTTTCTTTTTGCTTTCTCGAAAAGAAGCAATAGTTACAGTTATTCTGCTTAGTGCTACTTTTCTGTTGTTTAGGTGATTCTAAAGTCCGCCCAGCTTTGGGCGGACTTTTATTTGTTTAAGTAATGCCATTGATTCGCTAATGCTTTTGACTACGCAAATGGTTTGTTTGCGGTCCTGTCCCATCCCCCTGAAACGATACCAGCATTTCCTCCGTCGGCACGCCGTTGCTGAGAATATTCGAATTTTATGCGGCCATAATTGAGTGTGATCATTTCTACAGGAAAGCCAGCATGCTCCGCGCCATTGCCGCTAACGGTTGATATCAAAACTTCTTCAAGAACGATATCTAAATATTTAAATTTCTCAGTGCCTGCACGGTGTACGCGAATAGTTACTTTGTTGATATGCGAGCCTCGGCAGCAAAGTTCAAATAGTTTCGGTGTTGCTCTGTCTATATATTTACTCACTCTAAAGTCGCCCAGAGTCACGCCCCCTGCAGTCGCGCCGCCGCTAGAAGAGGCAGTTGTACTGATCGACTGAACCGCATCGTAATGATAGGACAACAGCTCTACCCAGCCTTTATGGGCGTTGTCCAACGACTCGCCCTCTACACCGTCCACCTGCATAAATGCGTCAAAAGACATATCAGCTTCCTGCTTTAAAAAATTTGAGAGCTTAGCGTAGCTTACGGAGCCCACCGTTTGCCAGCATGGTTACACCTGCTTCCGGAGAGCTAGCTGCATATACTCCGTTTCATTTAGGCTACGTCGGTGTCGGGCCGGATAAGATCCTGCCCTTGATTCCGCACATTGCCCACTGCCTTGCCGACCTTGTACCACTCGAACTCGTCAACTGGCGTGCAGCACTCCTGAGCAATTTCGGCTGCACGCACTGGGTCAGTTGCAGAGTCGGTCCATTCGCGGGCCAGTTCCGGACTGAGCACTAAAGGTCGCCGGTCATGGATGTCGACCATCCCCTGATCACTGGCGGCGGTTATGATCACGAATCCATCGGCTTCGTGGGGCTCAAGACCTGGATGAACCTGGGCAAGAGCTGCGAAGAACATAGGTCTCTGGCTTTTGAGACGGATGAAATACGGCTGCTTCTTTTTTGGGTCCGACGAATCCTTTACCCATTCAAACCATCCATTTGCAGGCGCAAGAGCACGGCCGTTCGGCCAAAGCTCCTTGAAAAACTTGCCTGTCATGACGGTTTCCACTCGTGCATTGATTGGTGCGGGACTTTACCCTGTGCCCAGAAAGGAGCCCATCCCCAGCGAACCTTGTCGACACTGAGCCCAGCCTCCGTCGGTCGAATGATTTCTACGCGGGTCGTCGGCGCGACGTTATATCGCTCTATCGGCCAAAGGTCATAGCCATTGATCACCAGCTGCTCTGGCGCAAGCTCCCTGAGGTAATGATCCATCGATTCGTAGATCGAGTAGCGTCCGCACATGATGTCACCCGTAATGTCACTCGTCGAAAATGCCTGCCTATACGATTGACCGCACGCGGGCTGAAGAGTTAACTGTATATGCATACAGCAATCTCAATCGAAAGGTTTCCCACATGAGCGTAGTCATTCTCGGCCCGTTGTCTGAAGGGGGCATCAAGCTTCCGCTTTACTCGTTTCAGGTGCCCGCAGGATTTGCTTCGCCCGCTGTCGATTACATCGAGAAGCACGTCTCACTGGATGAAATGGCCGAGGTTCGTGCGCCTCATGTGTATCTTGCGAAGATTTTGGGTGACAGCATGATAGGTGCGGGCATTTTCGATAGGGATCTGATCGTCGTCGACCGTAGCCGCAACGCGGAGCATGGGGAGATAGTCGTTGCAGCGTTGAATAACTCTGAGCCGATCTGCAAACGGCTCTTCATGATGGATGGAGTCGTCAAGCTCCAGTCTGAAAATGCCGCATATCCAGCTCGGCATATTCTGGAAGGTGACAACCTGGTCATTTGGGGCGTGGTGAATTACAGCATGCGCCGTCATGGAAAAGCGTGAGTCGGTTTTCGCGCTGATTGACTGCAACTGCTTTTATGCGAGCTGCGAGCGCGTCTTCCGTCCTGACTTGGAAAAGACCCCTATCGTGGTCCTTAGCAACAACGATCTGAGGGGTGGTAACCGTTAGTAAATCCTGTACAGTCCGCGCCACCTTCTGAACCGTCTGGGACAGCCGTTTCCAGCCGTCTAGAGGAAAACCATTAGCACTGGCTTAAGGCAGCGGCATGAGGCTCGTATTCGCTACAAAAGACCTAACCCTTGCAGGTAGATCCTTCGAAGGCTTTCCGTTGCTGATTGGGCCTGAGGGATGGCCAGTCGAGCCAGCGCAAACCTTTCTCTGGCAAGCGCTCATTGAGTCAGGGGAGTCTCTGAGCGATCTGACATGGGAAGCCTACGGACGCCGTCTATTCGATTACTTCGCCTTCCTAGACGCCAATGGCTTGGCATGGAACGAAGAAAGCCCGGCCCATGGGCTCAGCGTTCTCTCCAGGTACAGGGATTGGTCTAGCGGAGAATTATCTCTTGATCCTGGCACAGTGAATAATCGCCTCGCTCTGGTCGTGAGGTTCTACCGATGGGCCAAACAGCGTGGCCTTATCACCATTCTTCCCTTTGGAGAGAAAAGGGTGAGAGCGGCTTCTCACCATGGACTCCTTTCGCACGTTGCGAGGCCTGGAGCCGAGAGCACCAAAGTGTCGGTGATGGTGCGTGACCGTAAGCGACCGACAAAATTTTTGACCAAAGATCAGGTCAAGGTATGCCTTGCAGCGGACACTGATCCTAGTCACCAAATACTGTTCCATCTCATGGTTCGTACTGGGCTTCGCTCCTGTGAGGCAAGGTCATTCCCCCTAAAGTACGTTTTCAATCCCAGATTAAAAACGGGGCTGCGCGCTGGGCAGATGATAAGCATTGCTCTTGATCCTTCTGAGATGCATATCAAGTACGACCGCCCGAGAACCATTGATGTGCCTTGGTCGCTGATGGAGGACATGTGGTCTTATTCTCTTCATCAGCGTGAGATTCGTAAATCGCAAGGTGATGGATCTGTGACGGCACTCTTGCTTACCAACGAAGGCAGACACTACTCCAAAGATTCTGTTGTGGATGTCATGAAGTCTTTTGAGCGTAAGTGCGGCTTCTATGTTCGTGCACATATGCTTCGCCACACCTATGGTACTTACACGCTGCTGGCTCTTCGGAAAAGTAAAGACTTTGAAGGGGAGCCGTTGCTGTACGTAAGAGATAGATTGGGCCATTCCGACGTCCAAACAACAATGATATACCTGCATCTAATCAATCAGCTTGAGGCTCAATCCGTCCTTGCGCATGAGGACGAGATTGACATGATGTTTATGGCTGGTTCTACGAAGCAGATCTGA